CTATAATCAACTCTGTGGGTTAAACATTAAAGAGATCAACGTTACTCCTTCCGTCTGAAATCATGCAATTCCAAGTTACTGACATCGCATTTGATTTTGATTCAGATGATGACTTTCCTGAGCACGAGTTTAGTAACATTACCGACGAAACGATTGGTATGATCTGGGAGGCAGATGATGAGGACGATCTAATCGAAGAGATCACATGTGCAACGGGTTGGTGTATCAAATCCATCGACTATCGTATCATTCTGAAATAATTGTAACAGTTTTGTAAAGGGTCTTGACTTTGCTCCTGATCCGTGCCATACTACATTCATACCAAACAAATCAAATGCTCACTAACGACGACCTTTCCAACATTCTCTCTCTGATTGACTTTCACGATGTCGAAGATTATGAAATGATTCAAGAGAATTGGGGTTTCGATGTTGAAACTCTGCGTGATAAGATCTGCGATCTGATGTCCTACAACACTCAAGGTTGATTATCATGTTTGACTACATTTGCATCCAATTCGGTCACTCTGACATTCCGAATCACTGGTATAACTGTAAGACTGCACATTCTACTGCTCGTGCTGCAGAACGTTACGGTCTTGATACTATGTGCGTTGCAGGACAATTTGGTTTCGTTGTAATCGAACAGACCAAAGATACCTGGAAAGTGTTGGATGATCGTTCGATGTTGCCTCCTTCTGGTTATAGTGTTGGTTGCACAAATACCAACATTTGGGTTCAACCTGCTCCTCAACTTGTGCTCGTCTGATGATTAACTCTAAACTCGAAATGCTGTCTGCTCGTGAACAACTGATGAGTGATATTGATTGTATCATCGAATCGTTCTTCTATGATACCTGGGGCGATGAATACAACGAAGAGCAACAACAACTGGTGACACAGTTGTGTGATGCTGTCTGTGCAAACTTTCCTTCTAACTAATCATGGCAGTTCCTAACAACACTCTTGCAAATCTTCGTGATCGTGTCAATCGACTGATCGAACTTCAGGGTGAAGATGCACCTGCGGCCGCCTTTATCTTTACCAGTGAAGATGTATTTGTGTGGTCTGAAGATGGTGGCGAACAGTTACCTGTAGATCGTGAAGTTACAGCACAAATCCTCAACAATATCGAGGACGATTATGATTACCTTTACACGGAAATCTTCAACTGTATTGATAACGAACTGCGCGATCTGGGAGTGATTAAGGGATGAAATCCAAAGAGGTTACTTACATTTTCCTTGCGTTCATAGCTATACTTGGATGGAACGCATTTCTCATTCAACGTGATGACAAACTGTTTCAGGCATACTATCATCAAAAGGCACAGATTGAGGCACAAAATATCATAAAACCTGCTTATCAGACCCATAAGCAGGACTGATCAAAGAAAGTCTGGTTTTGTATCACCACGAACAACACGGGTCTGCCAGATGCCCTATATTGATCTCACAAGGGGGGAGGAAACGACCCCCACACACAAACCTCAAAACATGACTGCAACCTTCCAAACCAACATGCTCGACCAAACTTTCAACGGTTGGGCAAACTATGAGACCTGGAATGTGTCTCTGTGGATTCAAAATGATGAGGGTTTGTATAACCTTGCCAAAGAGTATTTCACCTATGATGTTCTTGCTGAGGTGCTCTATCTTGAGTTCGGACTGAAAGAAACTCCTGACGGTGTGAAGTTCAACGACCCGAAAATCAATCGGATTGAGATGAACGAAATGCTGCAAGATCTCTGATTCAGTTACTCTAACCCATTCACTCTTCACTAACATCATGAACCGTAAGTTTCACCCTATCAGCATCGAAGATCGTGAGATGTTTGCTTACAACGCACGCATCAACAAATCCAAAGCAGAGATAGAACGAATCAACGCACATCCCGAGCAACGGATGAAGTATTGCTTCTCATTCATGCAAGGTGCTGATAACGAAATGCGTGCCAAATGCTATAACAAGATTGCTGAATACTCTGCACAACTTGACTGGTCCGAGGCACACTTCTGATGGCACGAGCTAAACAACTCACGTTCAAATCACCTGACAAAATGAAACTCCTAGGTCTAATCTTCGTCCTGTTGTTTATCACTGTCCCTGCTGTACGATATAACACAGGGACTGCACTTCACACTGTTGCCAACATCATTCAAGGAGAGTAAAATCATGTCCCGAGAGCAACGTCAAACTAACGCAGTTCGCACCAACACGCAACAGATTCGCCCTGTACTTTTCAACAACAAAGCAACAAACAAGAACCACAAATGACTGACGACCTTTACAACGAAATCATCAAATCTGAATCCATGACTAACACTATTGATCGTAATTCTCTCCAAGAAGCATACATCCAAAACCTGATTGATGGGATGGACTATAAAACGATGGAGAGGTTTGTTTATGATACTTTGGAGGAGAATCTCACCAACTATAGTGATGAAGAACTGATCACAGAAGTAGAAGAATACTATCCCGAACTGTTGGAGGGTTGATAACACATGGTTGACAAAATGAACCAAGACCAGTATAATGATCCTTGCACGATTGCACTTCAATATGAACAACAATACAGGGACACATTAGACTGGGATGATCTACTCACACCTGATGAATACCTCGACCATTTGGATAGACGACTTTACAAAAGATCTCACGGTTACTAACATTTAGTTTTCCACAGGTTGCGGAAAACTTTTATACTTTTCCACAGGTTTTTCCACAGATTAAAAATACCTAAAAAAACATATGTTTGCGTTCTATTTAACTCTTAGGAAACGTACAGTAAAGGTCACTCAGAGATGCAAGTTAAGCCCCCAGTCTATCACAATCTCCCACAATTTGCAACCCTCAGACTCATAAAATCAGCTTATCTCTGACATAAGCAGGACTGATCAAAAAACGCTTGACAGACCCTCTCAGATGCCCTATATTGGTTGCAGACAAGGGAAGGGAACAAACCCCACCCCCAACATCACAAACCCTCTCAAATCGCCTCTCATGCGTAAGATCGAACGTCTCATGAACAAAGCTATCACTGAGTCGAAAGATTGGAAACTCGATAACACTGAGGTCCAATACTTTTCGGGTCATGATATCTCTCGGGTGTATCTGTTCGGCAACTTGATTGCTGAGATTGGTCCTACCTATGTTCAACTTTTCGATGGTGGTTGGCAAACTGTTACCACCAAATCGCGTCTGAATGCTATTCTCAAGGAGCACGGATTGCCTGGTGAAGGTATCTTTCAGAAGAACTACAATTGGTTTTTCAAGTCTAACGACTACGGTGTGATTCCCTTCTTCTCAGGTATGCGTATCGCCTGAAGTTTTCCACAGAAATATACCTAACCTGTGGAAAACTAATTAACTTTTTCCACAGGTAAGTCCTCGGCAAGACTATAAACTACCCAACACACACTAACTAACACAAACACACACATTATGTCTAAGCAAGTTCTCATCTCCATGCTGCGTCAAGGTAACAACGGCAACGAGATTCTGAGCATTCTCGATGTTATCGCCAACGATGCAATCAGCGAGGGCAACGATGATACCCAGACTGCGAATGTTCCCACTCTGGAGATGATCGACTTCTGACCAGTTAGGTATAGCAGGGGCAGTCAAATGCCCCTCTTAAGTATAACGAACTCCGCCCAGATCCCAGTCGTGGCGGGGGTTTTCGGGGTCGGGGGCGGCCGTCTATATAAATTAATGGGTCCTATGTAAGCTATAAAGTCTTGCATTCGACCTCTAATTATATCGACCCCCCTAAATAAAAAACGATGGGTCCCCCTGGGAGTCCCTAATTGAAAAAAATTTCGCGGTAGAAAAAATGGAAGAAGATGAACTTTACTATGCTACGAATAATGACTACTTTATTCGGTATACAGATAGAACGACGAGGAATACTGAGTTTGTGTTGGTGAATGCACGGGATGAAAAGCAAGCCCTTGGAACGTTTACCCGTCTGCGGTCTAATTATGTCGATGGTTCTCTCAGCATTCTAACCAGAGAGGAGTATCGAGAAATTAGAGAAAACATGGGATTAAATCCTGATCAGATGGAGAGAGAAGAACTCCCAGAACCTCTTCAAAGATTAATGGAAATTCATGATAGTCCAGAATGGAGAAATCGGTATGAATCAGGTGGATTTGAAGACTACTAAGTGGTACTTGGAGGTGGCATTCCCAAATCCTAGGATAGAACCAAAGTGGAGGGCACTGTATGAAATGTCTGAAGAAGAAGGTCACATGAGAGTTGCAAACGAAGAACATCTGAATGATTTACAAGTTGATGAAGTTATGTTTTTCGATACATATAATGAGGCAGAAGATTTCGCAGCAGATCTCACGGCTAAATATGGATATTTCACTCAGGTAAAGGAATATGTCACGTAAATTTATTATAGAGTTACAGGAGTCTCCAGAGGGCGATCTCATTCTTGAGTTCCCTCAGGAGATTGTTGATGAGCTAGGACTTATGGAAGGTGATGTCCTTCGATATGAACTAGAGGAAGATCTGAACGGTTTCCGAATGTACAAGGAAGAAAAATAGCGCGTAGCGCGTTCGCTGCGCGAAAAAACTCAAAGGGATTATGAAAGATGTTTGAAACAGAATTGTCAAAACTATTGAAGCAGAATACTCCTGCAAAAGATGCGGATCTTCTGTATATCTCTAAGGATAATGAAATTGCCCATGAGGCACTTAATGATTGCATGACAACAATTCTAGATCGACTTAAGAATCTAGAAGAATATGCACTCATTCTTCCTAGTAAGATACAATATAAACCACCAGGTAAAGAAGAGTATTTAACTTTGAAAGAAAATCTAGATTACATTTATGAACGTTTGGAGAAGTTAGAACAGAATGTTTAATATGATTGTCAGGGACGAATTGTATCAAGTCTCTGAAGTGAATTCAAATTTAGAGATAGAAACTATTCATACAGATCATTTAAAGTATCTGAAAGTTTCAAACTTTCTAAAATATCCTCATGAGTTTATTTCGTTATTCTCTCAATATCCTGCAGTTGTTGGTCCTTCGTATATTACAACAGCAGGTGCAAGACAGAACTTTACACCGATTGAAGTTAGAAATATTTTAATTGCTTATCAGGAAATTCTTGATACCATTCGTCTCAAAGTTAATCCTGTGAAATGGATTAGCTCCACAAATATCATGTGGGATGGAATGGTAGGTATGACAGGATGCAATAAACCTCATTATGATGCAACAACCATGGTAGCAAATTTGTGGTTGTCTGAGCATAATGGTGGCACTGCTTTCTATTGCTATAAAGGGAACAAATATAATAAGTCAGATTTGGAAGGAGAGAATATTTTCTGGGAGTTAAGTCCTGAATTAAAAGTGTGGGAGAACTTTGAAGGTGATAACGAGTGGAAAAAATATCATCTGATTCCCACAGAATTCAATACAGTTTACATTTATGATGGAACATTCTTTCATGCTCCATATCCACAGTTAAATGATCAGTATCGATATTCTCTTGTGTCATTTTATCATGATACGATTAACTTCTCTGAGCACGTCTAAATAATTTGGAATAGTACTAACATATATAATGCCTTGCTCCAATAATAACTGCAGCAATTTTACTCCTACAGGAGACGGTAGTGGAGATGTAGGAGTATCTCCAGTTGGAGTGCAGATGACAAAAGTTGTTTATCCAGCATGGGATCAATCTGAGATTAATGCACCAGATTGGGAACGTGATCGCATGATGTATTACTATAATGATGTCTGCGAAACATCGTATTCAATTGGTGGACTTCATACAGTTAGGGGTTCAACTAATGATGCTGTTGGTGCTGGAAATCCAACTACAGAAGTTGAATTTGGATTATCTGGAGTTGAAAATCCAAATGCAGGAAAAGTTAGATCAGTTTTAGGTACAAATTATTGGTGGGAAAATAGAACAGATCTTTGCCCAACAAGTTTTTATGGTTATGGTGGATGGGGAGCAGCTGCAAATCGTCCAAATTTAAAAGTTAGATATTGGGATTGGTATCCATCAGAAATTAGTTTTGAACCCGTTTCATCAGATACTTGGTTCTCCTACATGTGGGACACTACAAATGGTGTTGTTGGAAGACCATGCTATGTGATGTGTTATTTTATGTACACAAGACTGTCTACTGGAAGTTATGGTAGTGGTAAAACTGCTTATTCTACAAGTCGTTACAACACTTATTATGGTTTAAGAAGAGTTCCTTTTACATGTGCTTGTACACCGAAGGAAACTTATGTCTATTATGAAATTGAAGATGGGAAAATAACAGAACAAGAGGATCCTGATCCATATCCAATTATTTGGTCAGTTGGAACAAAAACTCAAAAGATTGCATTTCAATATCCAGGTGGTGTAGTTGATTCTACAGTTACGATTCGATTAGCTGGGATTGAAACTCAAAAAGATGTATTAACACTAGGTTCATGGACTCAAGCTTATACTTCATCAGGAGGATATATAGCTGAGGTATATACTGAATATGGAAAAGCAGAAGGATTTTTAAAAACAAATAATACTGGACATAGGTACAATACTCAACTTGAATGCAGATCTGGTTCTACTGTTGTTGCTAAATTAAATGCAACGTTTAGACCTGCAAATGGATTGGGTGATAGTGGTTATCCAGATTCAAAAGTGAAGATCACAGGTATCGAAACAACATCAAATACACCATCAATTACAAATGGAACAACTTATGATTTGTATGCAAGATATGAAACTAATAGTAAAAACCAATTTAAAATTGGTGAGGTTCAATTCACAAGTGTAGCCAGATCAAATACAAAAAAAGGTGTAGCAATTACATTCCATGTAAATGAACCAAAACAGGTTACTTCTGGAATGATCGGTTCATCTCTTTCTAGTCTTGGTTTTTATAAAGTTTGGGATGGTTCATCTGGTCCTACCTATCAATCACCACAAGGAAATGGAGTGTGGGAATCTGAAAATACTAATGTAATTAAAGATTATACCTTACCAAATGGTGCGGTAATTCGCATGAGAATTTCTTCGGTTAAAAATGGAAGTAATTGGTATACAAACTGGAAAATACTAAGAATTATTCGTAGAGGGTCAAATTATGCAACTGGAGATGGAGTAACGTATACAGGTCAAAATACTTATTATTTGTATTATCCAAACGCAGATGCAGCAAATAAAGTTGGTATTGCATTAATGGTCTCAAAGACACAAGATGGAAATTTCTCACAAGGTTCAACACTATTGCAAGTTGGAGATACAATTAATGGATGGACAATATCACGTTTAAAACACAGTGATGATGAATTTAATACTCATGTAGCAGAACTTATAAAAGGCACAAATTCATTTACTGCAGATACAACATATACTTCTGGTATAGGAATAGCAGTTAAAGTTCTTGCTGGGTGGGGAATAGCAAATAGGGCTATGTTGATTGGTAGATATGAATTTCAAAGAAAGGAGATTGTATATTCAACAGCACAAGTTGATGGTGATGTACCTCAAGAAGAATATGAAATTGTTAAACCAAAACTTCAAGCTGTTGTGGAAAATGGAAAAATAACAAAAGTTCAAATTATTAATCCAGGAAGAAATTTACAGGATCCTAGAATTGAACCAATCAAAATTGCTGTTGAATATCCACCAACATATGTAAATCATACAAAATATGTCAATAATATGGAATCTGGAGATAATCCTGATATTGCTTGGTCAAAAGCTAGAGGTACAGGAAAATTAGCAAAATTGCAACCAGTATTTTCAGAAGGTATTTTAGTTGATGTTAAAGTTATTAATGGTGGTAGTGGTTATTCATCTACTAAACCACCATATGTAGAAGTTCCATATATTGCCAAAGAAGAAGTAACTAGTTTAGAAGCTGGCACATCAGTAGAAAAAAGAGAAGGTGGGGGATCAAAACAATTATTTGAAAAATCCGAAGCCTTTAAAGCGATGGCAAAAGTTGATTACAAGATGGGTAAGTTGGATCTTGATGTTGATGATATGACTCAATATTATACAAAAAATCCCACAACTGGTGCATTTGAATTTGATTCCAAAAAAGTTCCATATACTGAATATACTCAAAAAGGATTTACTTATAGCAACTATACAAGTTTACAAAATCAACATTATGCACCCAAATCATATAGCAAATTAAAAGGTAGTATTAAAGATTTAAACAAGAAAAAGAATGCACAAGTATATGTTGCTCCAAAAACAGGAACAAGTAAAAGTTGGGCTCAACAATTTTTACCACCTACAAGTAAAGAAAAAAATAAAGAATTATCTCCAGATTACAAAACTCTTCTATCTGAGATGAAAAAAACTGATGAAAAAAATAAACAGGCTACTGTTACGAATAAAATTTCTAATGAAAGATCAAATGATCTAAAAGGACTATTATCTAAAAATAGTGTTTCATATCCAAATGAATTTAATATTGAACCAAGCAAAGCAGATTTAAGTTATACTGGTCAAAATATCAAAACTGATGATTTGACAATTAAATCATATGAATCTAAATCATCATCAGTTAAAATAACTACTTCAACATCAAATGTTCAGTATTATCCTCAAGCATTTAAAGATTTTTATAAAGATAATTTAAATCCAAAAGATCACAAAGCACTATTAGAATTAATGGACTCTAATGATAAGACACATGAGGAAAATATTAATAGCTTGTGGAAAAGAGATTTGGATTCTGCAAGAACTTTTGTGTACGATGGGGTGTCTACTCAAACTGTTAAATATGCTTTTTATAATTTACCCTGTGCTTCAGCAGATTTTAAATACATGTTGAATGGTTTTTGTCCAGATCCAAGACCAACAACAAATATTAAAATTACTCTTGGAGTAAAGGTTAATAACCAAGATTATACAAATGAACGTGGACCTTGCAAAAAATGCATTTATACTGATGCTGCAACAATTTCTGCATATAATAGTTTAGTAAGTTCTTATGGTTCAGGTAATGTATCCATGGAAGATGCTTGGTGTCAAACTTATGCTTTCCCAACTTATTATGCTGCTCATACTGATGGTATTCCAAAGGGAATACCATTTGGAGCATACTCACTTCCATACTTATCTACAATTTTTGGTGGATATACAAGATCATATATAAAATCTCAATATGGAAAACAATACGTATATGAAGGTTGTCATGATTATGAAGTATCTGGATTTTTACAAGTTTTACACGATCTCACTTTAGAGGGAGATATTTTTACTGCGGCATTAGAAAAATATGGTAATCCCTATGATTATAAGTGTGGAAGAGTTTATGAAGATGGTATTGCAATTAGTCAATTAGATCTAAATAATACTATAGGTGCATCTGAGGATTATCTTCCTGGAGCACCAAATCAATTATCAAGTCCAATTGTATCAGAAGCATAATGCCTAGGTTTGTAGGAACTGTAACAGGAACTTGTACTGGTGAGGGTAAACCAATACCAGCTAACATCCACCAGGTCACTGTAGGGCATACAGGACCTGGTAGCGGTGCTCCGTGTTGTGTACCAGCACCAAAAGGATGTCCAGTTGAAGCTGGAGGACAAAATACCCTCGCAAAAACCAAACCTTTGGCAGTTGTTTCACAGACATGCATGTGGCCACCTCAAACTACAGTACACAAAGTTCCAGCAACTGCATGTAAAACTGTTAAAGTTAATGGGCAAATTCCCTTATTAGATGGTGATATTTTAACAGATCATATAACACCATCTACAAATATGATTCAACATATGTTTGCTACTCCACCAGTACCAAAAGCTTGTTCTCCATGTACTATTCCCGTCCTTATTCCCTGCACTGGATCGCTTTTATCTACGGAAGATTCGACAACAGGTTCTGGACCTGGAAAAGGTCACATAAGAAAAGTAATTGCAACTACAGCAACTGTATTTTTTGAGGGAAGAAAGGTAGCTGCAATTGGAGATCCATTAGGTCCACCATGTTTTGCTAAGATTTCTAAGGGTGCAACAAACGTGGTAGTTGGCAAATAGTAAAAAATGTGGTAAAATCAAACAGTCTTTAAGGAGATAATATGGCAAAATCTAAAGGTTCACTCACAAAATCAAATTATATCCCTGGGCCACCCAAAAAATCCCGTCAAGGAAGAGGATTAGGAACCAAATATGCTGCATCTAGTCGTAATTCAGCACCTAAAAAGTATAGAGGTCAAGGAAAATAATAAATTTTAAGGCAAAAATGTAAATTTTTGCCTTTTTTTGTCAAAAATCGGGATAGCAACCCCGTAAAAAGTTCTGTTTAACCCTTATGGAGCAAACAGATGGCAAAAAATCCAAATCCAGACCGAATTTCAAGCATAATGCAAGAAAATTTTGGTACAGTTTGTCTAATTACAGACATACAAGCTGACAAATACTTAAAAAAATTAAAAAAACCTACCAATCAACCGCCCGAAGATCGTTATTCCCGTCCATGCGGAGGTAAAGGCGGGTTTGATGACTATGTAGAAAGGTGGCATTAATCGTATAAATATTCGATAGATACTATCGATTATTCTAATGCCACTAAGGTCTTCAGAAGAAACTAGATATATTAGATCCTATTCAGATATAAATGTTGACTTTAGGAATAATCCGATTACAAAAGACATTTATCCTGTCAGAAACGAGGCTGCAATTACACAATCAATAAAAAATCTTGTTCAAACTCGTTTTGGGGAAAGATTAATGCAACCAACAATAGGATCTAATGTATATAATATGTTATTTGAACCACTAGACGTTTTTAGTGGCATAGAACTCCAGGATAGAATCTTCAGAACCATTAAAAACTATGAACGTCGAGTAGAAGTTCAAGAAGTTTCAGTAGCAATTATGGATGATGAAGATTCTGCTATTGTAGTAGTGACTTATAGAATTATTGGTGAACCACAACTTATTAAAAACCAGTTTATTCTAGAAAGGCCATCTTCATGAAACCAACAAATTTAGTCAGTTTAGACTTTGATGAAATTAGAGAATCAATTAAATCATATCTAAGAACTAGAAATGAGTTTACGGATTATGATTTTACTGGTTCTACACTATCTTATTTGATTGATGTTTTAGCATATAATACTTATTATAGTGCCTTTAATGCTAATATGGCGCTAAATGAAGTATTTTTGGATACTGCATCAATTAGAGATAATGTTGTTTCTTTGGCAAAGTATTTAAATTATTTACCAAGATCAGCACAATCTTCAAAAGCATGTATTACGGTAACAGCTCAAACTGCTATTAATACAGATGGTTCATATCCAACTACTGCTACAATTTCTAAAGGAGATGTAGCATCTGGAATCGTAAATGGAAAACAATATAATTTTGTTATTTTGGATGATTTAACAACATCGGTTAGTTCATCTACTGGACTTGCTACATTTGGACCATTTAAAATTTATGAAGGAAATTTACTTTCTTATCAGTATATTGTAGATACAACTATTTCTCAAAATTTTATTATACCAAATGATAACGTCGATACAGATACTATTAGAGTATATGTTAGACCAAACTTACAATCAACTCAATATGACCGCTATAATCAGGTAAAAAATATTACTACTGTAGAATCTTACGATAAAGTATATTTTTTAAGCGAAACAAATGATAGAAGATTTGAAATTACTTTTGGAGATGGTAATATTGGAAGAAAATTACAAGATAATGAAGTGATTTATGTTGAATATGTGAAAACAAACGGGAATATGGCAAATAATATTAATGCCATGTCTTTTATAGGTACAATAATTGATTCAAATGGTGCTGAGTCTTTAACTGCAGATTTAGTTTTAAATGAAAAATCTCAACTTGGTGATGATCCAGAAACTATCAAATCTATAAAATTTAATGCTCCTAAGTTTTATTCTGCACAAAACAGAGCAGTAACATCAAAAGACTATGAAGCAATCATCAAAAATATTTACCCAAATGCAAAATATATTAATGCTTTTGGTGGAGAACTTTTATCCCCCCCTGTGTATGGAAAAGTAATTATTGCAATTAAAACCAATACAGGAACAAAATTAAATAATCTATCCAAAAAAGAAATTATATCAAAATTAAAGCCATATGCGATGGCATCAGTTGAACCTGTAATTGTTGATCCTGATGAGTATTATTTGAATTTGTCTATATTTGTTGCAGCTACAACATTTAAAAGTATCTTGTCCGAAGAATCATTATCCACAAGTACTTCTGCTGACATCAAAAAGAAAATTCAAGCAGCAATTCAACAATTTGGCGATCAAACTGATTTGGGTAATTTTGGCAAAACATTATCACTTTCCCAATTAGAAAAAATAATTCTAAATGCTGATCCAAATATTAATGATGTTCAATTTGGAGTTACTCCGTACCAATTAATTCCTTATGAAAATTTAGATTATCCAAAAACATGGAATTTAGATTTTGGACTTGCTTTAAATTGTTCTTGCGATTCAGCTGCAGGAAGTACAATTCAATCTTCAAAATTCTATACAGAAAATGTAAATCAACCTCAATATTTAAGAGATGATGGATCTGGAAAATTAATTTCTTTCTATATTGAAAATAACAAAACAGTAATTACAAATAATAATGCTGGAACTTATGATTGCAAATCTGGAAAAGTAACCGTTGGTCCACTAAAAACAACATGCGACCCAGTGGGAGGATGTACTAATACGCCAGCAAATATTGTTATTGCAATTAATCCATCAAATCCAAATACAATACCAGTTCCACCTGGATCTATTTTATCATTAAATGTTCCTGATATTACTATTGGTGATACCATTCCAGATGGAGTCACAGGTGGTTCTGTTGGGTCTCCTGACGGATTAATTACATCGCCAGAGATTTATTCCTTCACAAGCCCTGTTGCTATTGATGCTGCTGCATTAAACTGCTTCGTATAAATCTGTTAAATAGTACAAAGAGAGATAATAAAAATGCCTCAACAAGCATCCGTATCGCTTTCAGTTTTAAATCAACTTCCTGATTTTATTAAGGAAAATAGCCCCCTATTTGAGCAATTTTTACACCACTACTATAAATCTCAAGAAAAGATTGGTGGACCAATAGGGATAGTAAATAATTTAACAGATTATTTAAATATATCATCATATGATTTAAAAGAGTTAGATGCATCAACTATTACAATTAGTAATACAGCAGATTACGATACTGATATTATTGTTCAAAACACAGATGGATTTGTTGAGAATGATGGGACAATTTTAGTTGATAATGAAGTAATTTATTATGAATCTATTAAAAAATCTCCAAAAATAGTTTTTTCTTCAGGTATTTCATATTTAGAATTTAATAAGAAAGTACTGGAGTTATTTAATCCATATCAGCAATTTAATGGATCAAAAAAAATCTTTGATTTAAAAGTAAATAATCTTCCAGTATTTCCCCCAAGTGCAAATCATTTAATTGTTACTGTTTATGGTAATTGTTTAAGACCTAATATAGATTATACAATTGCAGGATCAACTATTGTATTTACTCGTGCACCAAGAACATTTGATGCTGTTAATTTATCTGATACTATAGAAGATGTTTCAATTTATTATTTAAAAGGATATGAATCCTCTATGGTTGAAGTTATGGATCTTATGACTCCTACCGCTTCACCAAAAAATATTTGGAATTTAAAAATTAATGGAAAAGCATATTATCCTGCATCCGATGTATTAACAATAGCGGTTGTAGATGGTAAATTATTAAAACCATTACAGGAATATAGTATTTTTGAAGATAATATTATTTTTAAAAATGCCCCTGTTCACAACATTTATGTTGGATATATTAATGCAAATTTATTATCAGTTGGTTCTGGAGCTAGAGCATATACTGTTGTCAATAATGAGGGTGAAGTAGAGAATATTATATCTTCCTATGGTGGAAGTGGTTATACATTAAATAATGTACCTAAGGTTTCGATTACTGGAGGAAACGGTTCTTATGCAACTGCTGAGGCTTTAGTTGGTGGAATCAAAAATATTACTTTATTAGAATCTGGTAGCGGATACTCAAAAGAAAATCCACCCTATATAACAATTGCTTCCCCAACACTAGTTGGAGGATCAACTGCACAAGCAAAAGTAAGTGTAAACGATTCAGGAGAAATAGAATCAATTTCTCTATTAAATAGTGGTTCTGGATATGATTTTACTCCAAGAATTAAATTCACAAATCCAACTGGAGCAGAAGTTGGAAATGTTGTAATTAACTCTAATAATGGAGTTCAAAGTATTCAAGTTATTGAAGGTGGATTTGGGTATACTACCGCGCCAAAAATATACATCGATCCACCAACAGAAGTAAATGGTATTCAAGCTTCAGCAGAAGGAATTTTAAATAGTGATGGAAAACTTGTATCTGTAAATATTTTAGTTGCAGGAAGAGGATATACATCTACACCAAGAGTTAAAGTAATTCAACCAACTGGGGCACAGATTTTAGATGTTTCTGTGGATGATTTTGGTAGAGTTATTCGTATTGAACTATTAAGTGGTGGATACGGTTATACAAACGTTCCTAGCATCTATATTGTTGATGATAGAAAGGACAATTTAGGAAATTTTTCTGGAGGAAGCGGGGCAGCTGCCCAAGCAACAATTTTTAATGGGGAAATTATTGATATTAATATCACTTCATTTGGTGAGGGATATTCCAGATTACATCCACCAAAAATTTATATTTCATCAACAGAAGGGGCAAAAGCTTCTGCTGAAATCGGAGAAGATGAAATTACAGGATTTAATATTATCAGTATGGGTAAAAATTATGACAAATCTGAATTTGTAAATTGTTCAAGAGGTGTAAGCGGAATTATTGGATATGATTCCGAAGATCATATTATTTTTAAAGATGAATCCGAATCAATTGCCACTAATCATCCTGCGGGAACACTTATTACAAGTTTAGATGGAATTTTTTATAAAAAAATAATTGATAAATTTATTAATCAGTATTTACCAGGACTACCTTCTATTGACACAAACTCATTAAATTTAAAAAATATACTATCAAGCATTAAAGATTTTTATTCCTCCAAGGGAACAGTATATTCAATTTCATATCTATTCAAACTTCTTTATGGATCTGATATTGATGTAACATATCCAAAAGATCAAATTATTAAACCATCTGCATCAACTTGGTCTATTGATACAATTATTCGTTGTAGATTGATTTCTGGAAATCCAGAAAATTTAAGAGATTCTTTATTGGAACAAAATAATGATGCGGTTGATACAAGTGTAAATTATGCAAAAGCTTTAATTGAAAATTATACTGCTATACAAACAGCAAATTATGATGTTTATGAATTAATAGTTTCTGAAGAAAGTATTGAAGGTAAGTTTGTTATTCCATATGCAACCAAATTGGTACAAGGATTAAATCCAACTGATTTAATTATTAACGTCGATTCTACAATTGGTTGGCCAGAAAGAAATGGTGAAATTGTAATTGGATCTGAAATTATTAGATACAAAGAAAAAACATTAACACAATTTATTGAATGTACAAGAGGACTTAATGATACAGAAGCACAAAGATGGGATGCTGGATCTATAGTAAATTCAAATTTTTATGTTTATGCAAATCAAGGTACTTCTAAAGAAGTAGTTTTATCAATTTTTGGTATCGTTGATGCAAATCAAACTACTTTATTAGAAGATGGAAATTACTATCTATCTGGAGATAAGTTAACAATCTCAAAACTTGGTACAACAGACGATACTGAATTGGTGAATAGTTGGTTATATAATGTTAAAAAATTATTAAAAGTATCCAGTATTACATATGGTGGTGTAAATAATCAAACTGCTACAGTAACTTGCGATAAACCACACGGATTATTAATTGGAGATCAATTTACAATTTATGGTGCAAATCCTATTGTTTATAATGGAACATTTTTAGTTATAGGAAGAGAAAGTGCTACAGTATTTAAATATTCATTACCACAACCAGCTGTTCAACTTCCTCAAGGAAATATTTTATTGTCAATTGATTTAAATACAGGTAAAAGTAATACTAATTCAATTAATAGTTCAATTAGTAGATTCCCATCTAATATTCAAAATACATTTTTAAATAAAACACACGTATATGTTGCCGCATCAGGAATTCCAAACTATAAAATTGGTCCTTTCTTAGGAACAGCACTTCTACCAGGAAACCAAAGAAAATTATATAAATTTCCAAGAATACCAAACACAATTTCAGTAAAAACAAAAACTGTTCCAGGACCAATTGCTAGTTTAGTTAATGGTGTTAGTGTTTGGAACTATAAATCTGAAGTTACCTATCCATTTGGTCCTGTTACTGATGTTTTAATTAAAAATTCTGGATCTGGATATGATGCTGCGGTTCCACCAATCGCAACATTTGTTGGTGGAGGAGGAACTGGAGCATCTGGAGAAGTTGTAGTAAATGGTTCTGTAGTTGATTATGAAGTTCTTAATGGTGGATCTGGATACACTGAATCTCCTTTAGTTTCTGTTTATGGAGAAACTGGCATAGGAGCAACAGGAACAGCAATTATAACAAATGGAATAGTTACTAAGATTCTTGTTAATACTGCAGGATCTGGATATAACACAGAACCTACTGTTGCAATTACTGGAGGAGGTGGATCTGGTGCTGTAGCAAAAGCAGTTGTCAGAGGTCCTATTGAAAAAATTAATATTACTAATTCTGGGTCTAGCTACACATCAAGTCCATCTTTGTTAATCAGCAGCGGTTATGGTGCAGCTGCACAAGCATACGTTAGTAACGGAAGAATAATTTCTATTGCTATTATTTCTGCTGGATTTGGATATACTACTGCACCAAAAGTAATTATTACAGGAGATGGATATGGTGCTGTAGCAAAAGCTACTATTTCTACTGAAGGATCTGAGCTCGGCAGAGTTACATCGATTACTATTTTAAATAGAGGAATTGGATACAAACAAGGAACCACTCAAATTAGATTGGAATCTGTTGGTGAAGGAGCAGAATTTGACTGTCAAATTTTTGAATGGACATATAATTTATACAAACAAACAACATTTGATTCTGCAAATGGATCTATTTTTGAAGGATTTAATAATCAATATGGTGGTGAATATGCTCATATTGGAAATCCAAAATATCTGAGATATGTTTTAGGTGATAATCTAATCATGACTTCTCAGGAGACTTTAATTGAGAATACTTCTGTTAAACATTCACCAATTATAGGTTGGGCATTTGATGGTAATCCCATATATGGACCTTATGGTTTGCAAGATCCAACTTCATTATCTAGTGCTGTTGTTCCAATTCAAAGTAGTTATGTATTAAAAAATAATTTAATTTATAACGAAAATACTAATCCAAATCCTGTAAGAATCGAAGGGCCTTCTCTTGTTAATTATCCAGCAGGTACATTTGTTGAAGATTACGAATATACATTTAATAGTTTATCAGTTTACTTAGATCAATATAATGGAAGGTTTTGCAAAACTCCAGAATTTCCTAATGGAATTTATGCATATTTTACAACTCTTGATGCTGCAGGTAATGCTAAATTTCCATACATGGTTGGTCCTTCTTATTATTCCGATCCTGAAACTTGGAATTTAAATCAATTTGCAACACAATCAAATATTCCAACTGGAGTTGTTAGATATAGAACACCTTTTGAAGATGTTGATATTGATATTGAAAGAGTTCCAAATGAATCAACAAATGCTCTAACATTAGAAAATGGTGATTTATTACTTTTTGAAATTGAAGATGAAAATAAAGATGGAATTATTAGTCAAGATGAAATTAATGATCCTAATGTATTGTATGAAGAGCAGAGGTTAGAAGTATTCGATTATTTCCCTAAAATTGAAACTTCTTCAAAAGTTGATATTGAAATTGAAACAACAACAAAATTTGAAGATGCAAAAATTACAGGATTTTTTGTTGAAAATGCTGGAAATAACTATCAAGTTAATGATAGACTAATATTTGATGACACTGGAACATCTGGTTATGGAGCATCGGCAAGAATTTCAGAAATTCAAGGAAAGGATATCACTTCATATACGTATGAATATAATTCTACTACAGATACCTTTAATGCGGTTGTAACAACTAGTGAGCCTCATAATTTAATTGCTGGAGATCAAGTTATTATGACCACTACTCCAGTAATGGAGCCAACAAGTAAAACTATTTTAGTCAAATCACTATCAGGTATAGAAAAAGTAACAGTTACTGATATAGGAACTGGATATAATCCAGATATGATTCCAGATGTATCTATTGAATCAAATACTGGACAATATGGAAAAATAACTCCAATTGTTACTTCTGCAGGAACAATTGAAGAATTTAGTATTGTGAATTCTGGAATTGGATACGATTCAGATCCTATTGTAAGAGTATCTCACCCTCAAATTGAAAGAAGAGCAGATTACTTCTTAACAACTCATGTTTCAGATGCCAATAATGTCAAATTTAATGGTTCTTTTGCAGCATCTGATAAAACAATTTATTTAGTTGGTAGTGGAGTTGGTAGTGATGGCAATACATCTGGAATATTACAGAAATTAAATACAGATGGATCCACTTATTATTCAAAATCTTTATCTTCTACTCAACCAGGAACACCAAATAACTATTGCGAATTAGTATCTGCGTGTAAAAATGGAACAAGTGTTTATGTTGTTGGAAGAACTAAACCAAATGCATCATTAAATAATGCATATAATCCAGATATTCTCGTTGCAAAATATACAGAAAATAGTACTGGATCTGCAGCTAATTTAACATGGCAAAGAGAATTTGCTGGTATTAGTGGTATTACTAGATCTGATATCGTAACAGATATTGCTTCAGTTGGAGATAACATAGTAATTGTTGGATATACAAACACAAATACAACAAGTGTTTATGATGGATTTTTAATCTATATGAATTCATCTGGTGATGTAATAACAAAGAGAAAAATTACATCTGCATCTTATGGAGAAAAAATTACTTCTGTACGAGTTGACTCCAATAATAATATTTTTGTAGTCGGTACTTATTCCGATACAAATATTTTAGTTTCAAAACTTTATCTATCTGGTAACAGATTATTGGAGGATTGGTCAAAATCTTATTCATATACTGGATATAAATTTACAGATGTATCTGCAGTTATTGATGAATATGATCAAATTTATGTTACTTCGTGTGCAGAATCGATATCTACTGGTGATAGAAAAGTTCTACACTTTATGCGTTTATCGAATGTTGGTGATATTATTAAGAGCCAATTTAATGGTGTAAGCAATTCATCAATTTCAATTACACCATCAAAATGTTCTATAGATGTTTTTGGAGAAATATCGGTTGCATATACATCTATTGATACTAATTTAACAAAAACTATTGGTGTAGTTAAATTCCAATATGATGGTTTTATTTTAGATTCTTCTACTATTGCTGGACCATCTGGAACCAACTTATTGAGAAAGGGGTTTGAATCTTCTATTTGTGTTTCTGATGCTTCTGGTGATCCTATAATTGTGGGTCAAATTTATGATAATAGAACACAATTTTTATATAATGCGTCAAGCACATATAATGATGCAACAGGAAGAAATTCTGCACTTACTACATCTGGAACAGTTTCTACAACATCAGATTCAAAATATGGAACTCTTGCATATTCTATAAGTTTATCGGGAAGATTAGATGGTACTTCATCTCTCACCACATCTTCGTGGACTTTAGACGGTTGGTACAAATATGATTCATTATCAACTACAAAGACTGTTGATTTGATTACAATTGTTGATGGTTCAAATACCATAATTGTTCAGCAAGAAATGACTTCTGGATCTAATTATGGAAAAATTAGAACTAAAATTAATACTACAACTGGTACTTGGAGCACGGCGACTAATTCAACAACATTAATGAATGGTCAATATGCATTCATTTCTTTAACTAAATCTCTTTCAAATAATATTGCAACATATACAGTTTATGTAAATGGAACACAATTCTCACAACAAACGAGTTCAACAAATATTAAACCAGCAGTTATTAGATGGGGAAGCACAACATCATCTTCCTCACATCCATTAAAACTTGATGATCTGAGATTATCAAGTTACGATACTACTGGAATTATTGCTACGGCAGCTGCTGGTAAGAATGACTATGGTTCCCCATCTGGTTTTGTCTTTAAAACTGATAAGAATTTAGATTCTGCAAGAATGGGGAATATAACATTTACAAATAATGG